TGTAGATTGTGCTCAGAACTACCTAAACACCGTTGGTAACAACTACTATTACGGATCAGGTATCAACTCTCTTGATGCCAGTATTGATGGCGTAGGATCTGGTGAGGTCGCTATCGTTGCAGCCCGGCCTGGGCACGGTAAGAGTGCCCTGGCTATCCAATGGTTGATCAGCCAAGGGATGAAGAACGTGAACACGTTGATGCTAAACGCTGAGATGAGTGCACGTGAGATAGGTAAGCGTATCATCATGTGGGACTCACCCAATAAGGACGACGAGTACCTAAAGGCCAATAAGGCTGAAATCATGAATGCCGTCAAGGAGAAGTGGGAAAACAAAGGCAAAGTGTTTTACCGCCCAGTCGGCACTATTGATGATGTTGAAGAGAACATCAGGTTCTTTGCGGAGCACAAACAGGTTCAATTAGTTGCCGTAGACTACCTTCAGCTTCTCAGATCCACAGCAACTCAGGGGCGATATGAGACTGTAACCGACATCTCTCAACGCATAAAAGGTGCTGCTCGGGATAATGATATTGCAATTATTGCACTATGTCAGGTATCAAGAGAGGTTGAGAAACGGGATAAAGTATCTTTTCAGGGTTCTGATCTACGTGAGTCGGGACAGCTAGAACAAGATGCTGATTTGATTATGTTTTGTTGGTCGCACTTGAAGGTCGCTAATTCAAGCAACCCGAAGAGGTACGACATACATATTGTTAAAAGACGTAATGGTCCCATTAGGAAGCAGTTAATACATATTGAGTTCAACCCTTCAGAACAACGGTTTCGTGGATAATGAAAAGAAATAGCAGAGCCAAGGAATGGTATCTAAAAGCAGATGAGGTGTTCCGTCCAGAAGAGGATTGGGCTACCGAGATGCTGCGTTTCAATGACAAGAGAGCCGAAGAGATTATGGAAGAGCGTATTCGGCGTGTATCAGCACAGATCAAGGAGAGCTGGAGTGACGAGGAAAGAGCTAAACGGTATGTCGGTAACATCGAACGGTACGCTAGTGTGCGTACCGTCATTACAGATTGTAATTGGAAGGAGTACTTGTTAGATGACTAACAGCAGGAGAAAAGGCAAGCGGATCGAACTACAGGCCGCCAAGGAGCTTCAAAGAATCCTTGGGTGCTCAGCCAGACGATCCCAACAGTATTGTGGGGAGGCAGGTGATGCAGACCTTATTACGGATATCCCAAAGACCCACTTTGAGATAAAGGGTGTGGAGCGCTTGAACATCTACAAAGCCATGGAACAGGCTGAGAGCGACAAAAAGTACCACGACGTTCCTGTTGTGGTACACAAGAAAAACGGAAAACCATTTCTACTTACTATTTACCTAGAAGACACAGGAGATTTTTGTGAGATCATCAACGACTACACTTCGTCCAAGGAAGCCTGATCACTATGACTATACTATCCAGCCTTGGGACGTAATTAAAGACTGGCAGCTGGATTACTTTACTGGCAATGCTACTAAGTACATCTGCCGTGGGGGACGCAAGGCTGGTGAAGGAAATCTTCGCTCCGACGATCTCCGCAAGGCGATTGAAAACCTAGAAGAAGCTTACCGGATTTCTATTGAGGCTGATCGTCTTCGGGCACAACCAGACAGTTTTACTAAGGCTCAGGACGATCTGTACAAAGTTCACTTCGGTACGGAACAAGAAGATGCCTGAGCTAGCCAACTTTCTATTCCGAACACCCATGGTGTTTTTTTTGTTTGTAGTAGTACTTATTTTCTTTATTTATCAAGTCAGGAGTTATAATAATGAGCATCATTTGTAGTGTTTGTGACGGGACTGGATGTTGCCCGTTCGGCCCACCCCCAGGTGCAGCAAAGACGTTTACTTGCAGTGCTTGCAATGGGACAGGTGAGCCATCTACCACGGAAGGGCATGATGAATATGACTACGAAGAATACGAAAAAAGATTTGGGGAAAGAGAAACGTGATGTCATCGCTTCTTTTGACCCTGACCTCAAGATCTACCCTGAGTTCGACGACTGTATTGTCGGCATTGCTGAAGGTTTTAACGTAGCGACATCTGTCGTGTATGACTTACCAGCTATTATCAATCAGCTAGTAGATAGCAGCGACATGAGCTACGAAGACGCTTGGGAGCATTACACTTACAACATTAGGGGCGGCTATATTGGCGAAGACACCCCTATTTTCATAACTAAAACGGAGGATCTCTAGTGGAAGAGAGATTTAAGGAAGGGCCTTTTACACGGCATTACAACGTACACTCGTCTAACGTGTACTTGATGGATAACAAAGCCAGAGTAACTTTTAAGCCTGTTAATTCGGAGGATGTTTACATCTTCGACTTTAACGATTTTGATCTGGCATTTAGAGTTGGGATGAACCTCAAGGAACTTGCGATCAATGAGTCTGCAAAAATTCAGGACGCACTTGCGGGAAAGCCGGGAGGCAGTCTGGACAGTAGCGAAAGCTCTGTTTCAGAACGGGTTCAGCCCAACAGTTAATTACTCCGAAGAGTGTCCTGATAACGGGATTCGGAACGATTACGTCGATGGTGGTGATCTTTACATCAATATCAAAATTGAAGTGAAGCATCGTAAAAAGCTTTCATGGACGAGCCGTGACGATTTTCCGTATCAGGACATTTTTGTTTGCGCTAAGAAAAGCTTCGACTACTCTAAACCAAAGCCGTATGCGTACATCAACATTGACAATGACATGTCACACGCAGCGGTAATCTATGCCAGCACCAGAGAGCACTGGCAAGAGTTCAGGATGCCCGACAAACGATATGGTGAAGGGTACGTGCAGACTGCTTACAAGGTAGACAAAGAGCATGTACAGTTTGTACCTATGAGCGAAGATCTTCTTGATCTTGCATCCAAATAGAAAGCGCCCTGATCTCTTCAGTGGTGGCATCATTCTTTAGATGATTTGCCCTAAAGCTGATCACGTTGACGTTGTCTTTGGTGTAGCCTTTGGAGTTGTCGAACCTATCAAGGGATGGATGATGGTCGGCATCCCTCTTATCTAGCGGGATTCCGAAAACAGGGCAGTGGGTAGGTATCTCTACATCCTCTGGTACTAGATCAAAGAAGATGTTCTTTCGCTTACACCTGGATTTTACTTGTGCCATCATCCTTTTTTTAGGGTTCTTCCTTACCCACTTTGAGAGCCGTGAAGAGTTCACCACGTTGTTCCTAGTCTGCCTTATCCTTAAGAAAGGCCAGTCCTTAAACTCCGGTTTCTCCGAGAGCTCCCTGCTTTCAATTAACCCATACTTTTCCAAAGCCTCACGCATTATTTCTGCGTAAGAGCTATTCATTTTTTCTTGGTCCACCAGAACAAGATGTGCTTCACCATGCCAGCAAGACCAGTCTCTTCATAACCAGCGTCCTCTAAGACTTTCTTTAGCAGGCAAGCTACTTCAGTGCTGCTGGTACGGATCATAGCCCTTTTACGGGTCTTTGGGATTATGTAACGTATTCTCATGTTTTTACCAGAGACAGTACAACCGTCACTAAGGCCCCTAGAGCTGCTCCTAACGCAGTCTTGAATGCCCAGCTAGTTGTTTGACTCTGCTCCTTTACTTCATGCTCTACATGGTACAGCCGAGCTTCTAGGCTCGGCTTCCCATTACCTTGGAATAAACGATTTAATGGCTGTAGTTCTGTCTGGATAGTCTGCTGTAGATTATCAACACGACTTTCAAGCTTCACTAGATCACGGCTAACTTTCTGCAATTCTTTGACTACCTCGTCCGACATTGCTTACTCCCGTACTTTATCGGGATTTACGCTGGAGATACTGTCGGCTACTATCAGGCCAGTAACTGTAATCACTAGGTTACTAACCGCCTCTTCAGTAATTCCATATTGCTCTAAATTAAAAAAGTTCCATGCCGCCATAAACAGGATGGTCAGTAAACCTGAAACCACTCTCTTAGACTTCAAAGACTTAACAAAATCCATCAATACTGCTTTTATGTTTTCCATTTTAACCTCCAAATATGCCTGCTTTGAACGCACCAAAACCCATCATTATCAGGCCAATAAGTATTACAAGCCACTTTAAGCGAGTACCCTTAGCCTTTAAGAGCTCCGTTTTCTGTGCTGTTTTGTCTAAACGATAATCTCTCTTGGTTTCTTTCCTATCAACTCTCTCTACGTTCTTTGGCTCAAAACCATGAGCTCTGGCTTCAGTAGTGTCTTCTGAGTTCAAATAATAACCCCACTTATCCAGCTTTCGTTGTTTTCGCTTACTCACCTGGATCTCCTCTTTTGATAAGAGCTTTTACCTTTTCTTTTCCTTCATCCGTTTTCAAGATAGCCCTCAGTGTGTCTTTCCCAGGGACATACTTGCGACTCACCCCATTGATCCAGTGCCTTAGATCAGTTTTAGTCGCACCGTACTCCTGTAAAGCCCTAACTATCTCTACATCACTCATACCAGCCATTCTAGCACCTCCAACAGCATTAAGCAGTTCTTTGTGCAAGAGAGCTTCCTCTTTCCTGAACCTTGCTAAATGCTTCTTGAACACTGAAGAGTTGTCGTTGTAACCAGCTTTTCTTATCCATCCGGTATTGTCCGAAAGAGCTCTTTTGAACTCACTAAACTTAACGGTAAGTTGATTCTTAACATTTATCTGCATCAACTCAGTACCAATTAGCCACCTAGACGCCTGCCCTATAGGAGTTCGCTTAATTGGGCTGCGAGGATTACCCTCATCAAAAGCAGCTTCGTAAGTACGCTTCATTTCTGCGATTGTTCCGGGGGCAAGAGGACCTCTCCAGTCTCTGTTTAGTGAAAAGAATTCATCATCCTTACCTCTCCCACCTATCGTTACATACTCAAGGCCTTTTAGCCACTTGGTTGAAGTGCTGTCAAAGGGTGAATAGACTTGCTTGCCAAATTGATTTGTCCCAGTCCACGCATCTTTAAATGAAGACCAGAATATATCCTCGTCAAAATACGGTTCAAGTGCTTGACCAAATACTCCTTCAAGAGCTCCTCCAAGACCACGATCTGAAAACTTCGAAAGTCCTGCACGAGCTATATCCGCAAACATTACATGAGGAAAGGTTTGAGAAACATCTAAAATCTGAAGAGTGCCGTCGTCGTCGATCCAAGGAATGATTGTGTGGTTCTTGCTCCACTCTGGAAGCATCGAACGGATTTGCTCTTCTTCTTCGTCGTCAAACATTAGCGACATCAAAATAGAAGCAAGGGTAGAAACACCAAAGTTCATAAAACTAATTCTTGCCAGCCTCATCTGACCGCTTCTCCTCAAAACCTGATTGCCGCTTTTGATGTCTTCATAAGCAATTTGGTAAGCACCTACGGTCGATTGGATAAAACTAGTCGTCCAGACAGGGAAGTTACCAAACAAAGGTACAGCACTTAAAGCTTTTACTAACTTTGGTACTCTCGTTGCAGTTGGAGTGGTCCTCTTAGTTCTTTCACCAGCTTCTTCCCATATCTGCATTTTAGTTTTAGTGCCAGCGTAAGCACGGGTCAGGATAGAGACTTCCGTAAGAAACGTATTAACCTTTAGTACGTCATCAGGGATGCGGTACATAGATCCCTGGTCTTTGACTAGCTTGTTGTTAGTAATGTAGCCGATCAATTCATTAAACTTGCGTCTAGCACGCTCTCGTCTCGTTGCGTTGGGAACAGAAGGATCTCCTTTGTTTGACTTGATGAAGTCGCTAAACTTCTCAAGTATTTTACGGTCGTCTTGTTCCTTGGCAACGCCATCTGGTATTAAACTGTTCACATCGCTAAACTGATCCAGTGTCATTTGAATCTGTTCTTCGACAACTCTCCAGTCGTCATTACCAACCACTCCAGACTTTACTAAGAATTCAGATAGCTCCTCATCCACTTTGTAGTCTTTGTTGAACTGGAGTAATTTGTCTAGTGTTGCCACGGTGGGGTTCATCCCCCACTTCAAGGCAGGGTTCTTTTCGCCAGCTATATAACTAGCGGTGGCATACGACTGTGACAGCCTACCGAGACTAAAGGAACCATTAATAAACCCTTGGATCAAAGCCTCGGTCATGTTCCGGCTAACCGTCTTAGCTGAAAGAACAGTCTTGTTCATACGGGCAGCGTTACTCATTGCGACCATTCCCGTGAGTATATACCCAACAGGACCATCGCCTCGCATCAGCTCACCAATTTTACCACCACGCCCACTGATCTCATTGATGGCCTTCATGGCGTCTTTGTGAACCCAGTACCCTTCAAGAGCTCCCCATTGAGGACCAAGTAACTCCGTAGTGATATTAGGTGCACTCCCCTGCTCGGGAGTGCGTAACTGACCTCCAAAAATGCCACTCTTTACAATTGATTTCTGTAACGAGTTAATGCTTATCATTTGAGCTAACTTGCCAGTTGTGATTGCGTAACTCGCAGGAGCATCTCGCACTTCACCAAACAGTTCAAGAAACTCCTTATTGATCTTCTTTCTTTCTTGCAAGACTCCAAGATCCTGCTCGGCACCTGATACGCTACCCATTGCAGAATTGTAGTGCCCTTCAATAATTCTGTTTACTTCATCAAGAGCTTCTTGTTCAGTAGCTAAATCCATGTCACCCAGTTGGTTTTCAACTTCCTTCTGTCCATTGGGTGTCATCATCATGCTTGTCTTGTACCTAGACATTTCCTGCGTAACAATGCTCTTGTACTTGGGCCCATCCTCCTTAAAGGCATCGGAATTCATTTTCTCCTTTATTTCGGCAGCACGCTCAGCACTGATCCTTCGGCCATCAGGCAGTTTATCTAACCCCTTTATTACAGCAGCTATATCAGCTCTTATTTCCTTACGTTTCTTTTTGCCTTCTTCGTAGAACAGCCCATCCTTCTTGAACAGCTCTCTGATTGCCGCTATCTCAGCTTTGACACGGTCTTCACCTTGGTTCTGCTCGTATACCTTTGCAGCAGCTCGCTTGACCAACGCTTTTCCTTCAGTAGTGTTTTGTAGGAAATCGTGGTACTTAGCTGGAGTTTCAAACAACGCATACGATCTATTGACGTAATACCCTAAGTTCTCATCAATCGTGATTTCCAGTAAATTGAGATCTTCCCCAGGTCTCTGGAACAAGCCGATGTTGATGCCTTCTTCAGAAAGAGCGTCTATATGCGATCTTGCTTCGTTAAGTGCTTCTTCGTATTCCCGAAGAGCTTCTACAATACTTTCCCTCTTACTACTGTCGGGTATGTATTTCTTCAGTGCGTCACCAATACTCAGTCCCCCCTGCAAACCTTTGGTTCCAGTCAGGTACTTAAAGAAATATTCTTTGAGAATTGGGTTTAAGTCTTTTGTCGTAAGCTTTTTCCGAGCTTTGTCCATCTTGGACATGCTTCTAGCCCGTTGCTGATTATGGTAATTCATAAAGCCCATTTTTGCTTCTTTGAGCTTCCGCATAATCTTTCTTTTGGCTGTCCCCGATTTAGCGGGGACATCGTAGGCCTCTAGTATAAATGCAGATAATGTCTTGGGGACATCTGAAATAGTTTTGGCAAACGTGTCTCTACTAACTTGCCTTACTTTTGCAAAGTTAGACTTTGACTTACGCTTCAACCAGCCTTTAACTAGCTCATCGTACTCAGTGTCAAATTCCTTAGCCAGACCTTCAAGCACAGACTCTCCAATATCCATTTGTTCTGGCCGCATTCCAGGGATATTGCGAGCGTTCTCACGGATAATCTTTTCAAGATCAAGTATCAACTGCTTACGCTGCTCTAAAAGTCTTTCCTCCTCTACGTCATCACCCTTCTTGATCGCCCTAGCAATTGCACGCTTAACCTTCTTCAGCTCCTTCTTCTTCTCTAAGTAAGGGCTTCTTTCAGGATCTGCAGACAAAGAGATATCAGAGCCAATTTGAGGCTCACCCCAATCCGTAGGTTTTACCTTGGCAGACGGATCTCTTTGCCAAACGCTTTCTGATGTTAGCAATCTTTGCACATCGCTGTTGCTGAGAGTTAAGGTTCCCCCTGTAAGCTTGTGCAGTATCTCGTTTATCCAATCAGCAAACTTCTGAAGCACACCGGGTTCTTTCCAATATTCAAGTGCAATAGCAATGTCTTCTGATTGCTGAGCCCGAGATGCGTTAGGGTCACTAAACCTCCGAACCAAAGCTGCCTTTTCTTGCTCAGTCCATAAGCCAGTATCGAAGGCGAGATGCACTAACTCATGCCGGATAGTACTCAAGGTCTCTCTTCTGTTCTGCCCTGCTTTGACTTGCATCAGGCCTAATATACCCAGCCTCTCCATCGGCGCTACGTCTTTTGTTCCGGCTACCGGAATTATCATTAACCCTTGACCTCCTTCGCTTGTCATAGAGTCAACGAAATCTTGTTCTGTATAAGCTTCCCATCCCGGTAGTTTGCTATAAGAGTTTTTCCAAATATTGCGGGCACCCTTTTCCGATACGGTCACGGC